TATTGTTCTTGGTTTTCTTGTTGTTCTATAGCTTGCCCAAACTGTACTGTAGATATTTCTCTAATAGACATTCCAGCATATTGTAATATTCTAGCAACTAAATTATTTACATCATCTTGAGGCAGTTCGAAGTCTTGGTAGTCAGACTGAGACTGGTCAAAGATAGGCTCTCCACCTGTAAGAGACACATAAGTCCACTTAGGGTCTTTAGGATATCTAATATATTGCGATACCACTCTACCTATTTGATTTATAGAATCAGGATATAAGGTCAATATATTTCCTTCTTGTGTATACGCAGGAAAAGTAGTGTTGGGGCTAGTAAGCATTGATTTAGTAAGCATAGTTATTTTACTATGACTAACCTGCTCTGCTTCATTTTTTAAATTAGACTTCTTATAAATAGCATAAGAAATTCCTGTAGTAGACAAGGAAGCCACATTAACGACCAAAGTAGTATTATCAGTAACCGATACAACTTTTAAGTTTGTCACTACTGAGTTTGCTAAAACCACAGAAACAACATCTCCTGCTGCCACTCCATCGGTTTGAAATGTTGCGCCCGAATCTATTAACTGTGTGTTTCCGCCTCCAGTTGCGGTAGTTGTTCCAGATGAAATTACAGTGCTGTAAATTAAAATCTTATTTAAAAGATAATAATCCGAACCTGTGGTTGCTGCCGTAGGAACTGTGTATTCATTTAGTACGCTTTGAGATAAGCTTGCTGTAACTGAAAAAGTATCTATGACTTCTTCATATCCTTTTTGAATATCTGCGTATCCAGTTCCAGATACTCTCCCATTTTGTTTGTTGACCTGATTATTATAAGATATAAAGTATTCGTCAAAAATATCTAACTGCGCTTGCTTGGCAAACAAGTTAAAATCTGATGGAGATATATAACCGTAATTATTCTTGTTAAGGATAGCAAGAACTGTATTTCTAACAGCGTTTATCATCGCTTTCTTTTTTACAAAGATAAGCAAAAAAAAAGAGGTCAATTATTTTTGACCTCTCTCAACAACTGCTAATCTTCTAGCAATTTTTCTAACATCTTCAAAGACTCTATGCCATCATCGCTCTGTAAATATGACGATACAATGTACATTGGGTCTTCTCCAAAAGGCACAGTCAACATCTTCTTCTTATTGGTAGATGTGTTAAACCATACTTCCTTTTGTTTGTTTCTAAAAGACAACAATCCTTTGTCAAAAAACAACTGTACATTAGACTGTAGCTTTAACATAGGGTCGTTAATCATTTTTAAGAATGTTTGAGGGTCGCGCTTAACAAAGATTAATATATCTCTACGAAGCTCTGCCGTGCTCATTTGCTCTGTATTTCTCCCAAGTAAAACTCTTGATATGGTCTCTACCTGGTCTACAGAAAGTTTTCTAGCTTCAATAAGAGCATCTGCCTCTATATTCAATTGTTCAATCTCTGCTGCGGCATCTTTTTCTTCATTGACCTCAATAAACTTTTTTCCATTTAATGGGTGATAGTACAAAAACTCTTGAAGTACAGGATTTGTTTTTGGAACTCTTAAAAAGCCATCAACAAAATCAATAGGTTCTCTAACCACCTGTCCATCCTGCTCATCTTCAAAGCAAGACCTTTGGTTAGGTGAATATCTCAACACTCTGTTGATTCCTTTGTCTTCGTCAAAATATAATAAGGGTTGTCTTTTTGAGCCGCCTGAAGGTAATAAAAAAGATATAGGCGCTCTATCTCTAGTGAGTTTGTAGACTTTGTCTACTAATGCGTTTTTTTTCATTATATATAAATTTAATTAGATTTAAAAAAAAGGGAGGCGGTTAAACCTCCCTTGGTAATAATACTACTCTTGGAATAAGAAGAAGTTGTTTGCACCTAAAGTACATACAGCTCTTTCAGACAAGAAGTGTACTTCCATAGCGTCTAAGCTTGAAGTAGCAGCACCGCCAGCAGAACCTGTAATCCAAGTTTTGTAACGTCTGTCTTCAGTTTCAGAAGCTCTGTAACGAACATGAAGGAATGGTCTCTTCGCGTTCTTACCTAAAATCTGGTCGTATACTGTAGTAGAACCAGCTGGCACTAATAGTCCGTTGATACGGCCTGAGTTAGCTCCTGTTGGTAGTCCACCACGCATAGTTGGGTCATTTAAGTATTTCCAGTCAGACTTGTAGAAGTCATATCCTCTACGGAATCCAGTGAATCCTAGGTTTAATGCCATGTCTTTGTCATTGTCAAATAAACCATAAGATGTTCCACCAGCTCCATAAGAGTTCTGAGCTGCTAACATATCATCAATATCAAAGCTAAATTCTCTATCAACGAAAATTACATTTTCTTCAATAGCTCCTTGCTTATCTAATCTTGAAATTACTGCATCAAAGTCAGCTAATGTAGATGGATTTCCACCACCCCATACATTTCCACGATTCTCAACTACATAGAAGATACCTTCAGAACCTTTGTTTCCTACATCTCCTGTAGCAGCAATTGCTCCAGAACCAACTTCAGCTGGTACAGCTTCAATCATTGATGTTTCAAGATAGTCGTCAAAACGTAATCTTGTTTCATGCTCTGATTTTAAATACCACAAATATCCAGATGCTCCATTTTCAGTAGTTACTTCAACCCATCCAATTTGCGCCATGTCAGACCCGCTTACAGCGTATTTGTCTTTGATGATAATTGGAGAGTTGTCAAAGATTTCATCGTCAGCTTCTAATGAACCTACCATTCCGTTAGTTCCTTTTTTAAATTCAGAACCATAGATAAATACTGTTCTTGTAAGTCCAGCGCCACCAACTTGTCCACCAGCTTCATAATAAGCTACGTCAAAAGTACCTGCCGCTGTATCTACAGCTGTAACAATACCTTTGTTTAATCCTGCTCCTGCGTTATCAGAAATAACAACAGTTTGTCCTACACGAACTGCAATACTTCCAGTACCTGGTACTAATGTATCATTTACTGTAATTGTTGCTGTATCAGCAGCTGCTGCTGCTCCTGAAGCACAATTAGTATATTTAGTGTGTAGTCTTCCTTGCTCTGCCCATTTGATAAGGTCAGAGTTAGATGGCATCTCTGCTCCTACTAAACGTAAGAAAGATGCAATCGTGCGATTTCCATATCGCTCAAACTCCTTTTCGTATGTATCAGGTAAATACTGATTTAAGAAATCAAAGTTTGTAATGTAGTTAGTTGCCAAAGGCACCTGTTCTGCACTCGGTTGTAAAGCAAACCCAGGGGTTGCTTGAACTGCTCCTGCCATAATAATTAATTTTTAAAATTTATTTTCGTTTAATACTTCTTATTTTTAAGCCTCTCCCCGAATCAGGGTTAACTGACTTAACTTGAAATCCTCCTTTATTAGTTACTTCAGGCGCTCTACGCTCGCTCATATTTATATTTTTAGTTTTGCGTATTACATCTTCCGTAGCTTCAGACTTGCCTTGCTCATAAAAGAACTTAGCAAATTTGTCAGGATTCATTGCGATTGATAAAGCTCTGTGGTATCCGACAGCATCCTTAATCAAACCTTTATCATCCAAATACTTATTAATAAAGTTCATTGGAGTCTCTTGATTTTTCTTAATTGTCTGCGCATCACCGGGAGAGAAGGTTACTGTTTTGTCGTCAAGCACGAAATCAAAACCTTTGAAATCTTCAGTAAAAACTTTATCGGTTTCTTTTAAAAACCAATCTCGTTTTGCCTCACTTTCCTGTTGTTGAGTTTTAACAGATTCTAAATATTGCCTGTACTCTTGAAGCTCTTCATTGTTGCTCTGAGAATCAACAGCCGGTCTTGACTCAAGAGGCTGCTTGTATAATTCTTTTTGCTCATTAAAAAACTTCTTTGCTTTGGCAATAGCTTTTTTCTTTGCTAATTTAGTTTTCTTAATTACAGACTCTTCGTCTAGTTCTTCATCCCAAGAATAATCCTCCATTAGAGAATCAATATCTTCAGGGTCTAAACCTTCGCCTTCTGTAACTGTCAAATACTCTCTTAGCAAAGAATCAGGATTCATAGCACTGAAGTCTCTTTGTAATTTTACATAGTCTTCAATACCTCTTCCTGTTTCTTTTTTATACTTAAAGTAAGCCGCAACATCTTCTGGAAGCTCTTCAGCTTCTTCTCTTGCTGCGCTTAATTCATCTAATGAATTAATTTCCTTACCATATCTTTTTCCAATATATGAAAGAACGTCTTGTTCAGATAGCTCGGCTGGTTCTTCAACTGGCTCAGGCGTATCTTCAATTTTTTCTTCTTCTGTTTTAGGAGTGTCTTCTACGACACTCTCTTCAACAAAATCCATTTTTATCTGAGGAGTTTCTTCTGTTGTTTCAGAAGTTTCATTTAACTTCTCCTCATGCTTATCAAGAAGTTCTTGTTCAACTTCTTGTATTGATTTTTCTTCAACGGCATCTACCGCTCGTACTTTTAATTCCATTTAATTTAATTTAGATTACAAATTTACTTAAAATTTTAATGCTCATTATCGAGGTGAAAACTCAGATAAATCAAAGCCATCTAGGCTATCTTCATTAGATTCAAAATTCTGTGGAGGTAAATTATTTTTACGTTGTGAAATCAATTTACTCTGCTCAGTATTTTGTTGACTAATTCTATCAGACTTAGCTTTCTCTCTTGAATTTTCTCTATTTGATAAAGACTGCTCGGTCATGCCATGCAATTGTAAGTTATAATTAAACTCTTGTTGCATTAATTGAGATTTAAGCTGCGCTTCTGCTTTTTGTTTTTCAATTTCAAAAGCTATCTCCGCTTGCTTCACTTTCATTTTAGATTGCGTTTCAAGCTCTATCTTTTGCATAGCAACTTGTGCAGCCATCTCTTGAGACTTGAGCTGTTGTTGAGCGGTCATTGCTTGTTTTTGCATAGCCATTCTTTCATCACGCTCCTGCTTGGCAAGCCTTTTAACTTTTAATAATTGATTGGCAAGTTTAAGATTTTTAATCTCACGAATATCAATGGCATCCTCAAGATTAATATCTTGTTTAGATAAAGCCATCTGTATGTTCTGCTCAAGCATAGCTTTTTGCTCTTCGTCTGGAGACAATTCTATAAACACACCAAAATCATAAATATATAGGTCTGATATTTCACCAAGTATACTTACATTGTATTTACCAATCTTATTTATAAAGTCTTCCTTAAAGTCTGAATATTCCAAAATATCTGCGATACGATAAGTTAACGCTTCCGCTAGACTTCTGTATATATATAGACTACCATCTAATATATGTCTTGTTGCAGTATTTGAGTTTAATGCAGCTAACTTCTGAACACCAACCAAAGCGTCTGGAGATGGTGTAGAACCGTCTCTCGCTTCATTTAAGCCTGTTACAGAGCGTATCATATCTAAGTAATGGTTATAGTTAGCTATAAGCATTTGTGTCTTAGAAGCTCCAGAACTGCTTGTAAGTTGTTGTATCGGAACTTTACCTTGATTGTATTCTCCATCCTGCGTGTAACTTCTACCCACTACACTACCTGTTTGGAAATATAGTCTTAATGCATCTGATGGGTCGTATGCTGCTCCTGTACCCAAGTCGACTTCATTAAGTCCATCTGCATCTATATACACACCATCCGGTACAGTTCTAGCAATAACTTGTTGCAACTTTAAATGAGTGACTTGTATTAAATCAGCAAAAGGAATCATTCGTCTTACTAAAGACTCAATAACTCCTTTATACATTCTTGGTGCAACAGCAACATAATTAGGTAATGCGTGCTGAGAAGAAGACTTTGGTCTAACCATATTCTTTGCAAGCTCCCACTTCAAAAGAATATTTGTTCCCATAACCATTACTCCATCATACCAAACATCAATAGTTTTTTCTATTTTCTCGAACTTTCCGTCTTCCATCATTTCTTCTGGAGGATTAAAAGTATCGTCTTTTTCTATCATCTTAGAACCACCGCCTTCAAGTATTCTTTTCTTATAAACCATCTTCTTAGTGGTCTTATAATTAAAATACATAAGCGTACAAGTGTCTCTATAAAAAATATCATTCTCATAAAACTGAGCGACATTATAATAGTCATACCAGCTCTGGCTATATTTAGATATCTCCGCTAAGTCTTCACGAGT